AGGGCTATCGTTCACCCAGTGGTATTGGTGCGGGAGTTCCGGCCGCATCCAATCCGGGAGATGCCCGAGGTTCGCCAGGCCGGGTTTCTCGGTATCGAGGCGAAGCCCGGTGAGGTCGACCAGAGCGCGATCACCGACGCGCTTCACCCGGAAAAACTGGATCGGCTCACCAGGCATCTGCGGTTTCAGTCCGCTCGCCGCGGTCGGAATCGACTGCCAATCCGTCTTCATGCCGCGACCCCCATCATCGTCGTCGGGAACGCGCCGAGCGCTTCGACCTCAGCACGCGCCGAGATAGCCTGCCCAGCCTGCGCCCCGTACAGGTTGAAATAGCCCGCCGTCGAGATGCCATAGGAGCCGCCGCCCTGCGTCGAGATGGACGGGAACCAGAGTTCGCGGATGCGGTATTCCGGCCGCCAGCCCGCGATGAGCCGCGGCATCGTCACGTTCGACGGCGGGTCGGTGAACGTCAACTCATCGAGCACGACGATGAGCTTGTCCTGGCGTCGCCGGGTGAGGAGCCGCCCCGAGGTCACCGGCGCTTCAATCAGCGCGGTCAGGTCACGGAGGCCCGTGTCATGTCGCCGTAGCCAACTCATGCCGCCACTCCCGGGAATGTGATCGGCCAAGCGTTGACGGTCAGGAACGAATCAGCGATCAACAGGCGGTCGCTCGTCTGGTAGCCGATGACCGCAAGCCGGTTGTTGTAGTAGTTGAGGCGACGCACCGACGGGTTGTTGTCCTCCGTCCATGCGAGCGAAGCGCCGTAGTCGTAACTGCCGTTGTGTGTGACTGGCGGGCAGCGGAACCCGAGCGGGATATTCCATGCTGCGGCGGCGGTAGCGGTCGTGCCGTCGAGCTTCCCACGAAAAAACACGGCGTCATCGGCGCGCGCGACGAACAGCATCCCCGCCCACCCGTTGATTAGCTCGTCTGAGACGTTGCGCCAGCCGGTGCGCCGAACGCGGCGACGAATCCAAGCCATCAGGTCACCTCGATTCCGGGATGCGTTGTCGGCATCGCCTGGTTCGTGAACACCGTGAAGTTGCCGCGGTACGTCTCGCCAATCACGCCGCCCGAGAACACGATTCCGCCGCCCACATTTAGCGTGAGGTCGAGCAGCTTGCCGGTGGTGGATTGCAGGCCCGCGTACTGCGCGAAGTTCGGTCGGTAGCCGACCGGCAGCGAGCCCCAGGCCACGATGATGCCGCCCGTTGCGGAGAGCTTCAGCCCGTTGAACGAGTAGTCGATCTGCCCGCTGTTCGTTCTGCGCACGCGGATGCTGTTCACTGACTCGACGTTCTGGAACAGCTCGTCAATGAGCCGCCACGACGGCGTGCGTTTCAGCCAAGCCACTAGTAGCCTCCTGGTCGTGCCGCGTACGCGAGCAGCGAGAGCGTGCCCTGGATCGCCTGCACGCCGGTGCCCGGCTGATCGCCGCCGCGCTGCAAGAGGAGCCGCGAGTTCTGCATGATGCGGATCCGGTACTCGCGGTTACCGTTCACGTTGCCGAGGTTGATCGCGGCACGCTCGGGCGACCACACGCGGAACCCATCTGGGAGGAACCCTGCCGGGGTCAGATAACCGAACTCGGGCGCGTCGGGGAGTACTCCGACGTTCGTGAACCGAATGTCGAGCATGTCGAGGTCGGGATCGGAGCCGCCGCGGCGACGGACCTGCACAGTGCCGGTACCGTCGAGCCACCAGCCGTCACCCGTGCCGATCGGCACGTCAACCCAGCCGGTGTTGAAACTGCCGAAGCGTCGAAGCCACGCCATTAGAGCAGCACCCCCGGCGCTGTCGAAGGGAACTCGCCAGGAGTCGGCGTGCCCACGGTGAAGTGCAGCAAATCGTTCGCTGCAGTGAAGTACATAGGCACCCAGCCTGCAGGCGAGAACGCCGTGCGGCGCAGGCTGCCATCGCTCGTGAGGATGTTGTGCCAACGCGACCGCCCGAGAGGCCGCATCCCTGCAGGGAGCGACCCAGACGGCAACAGATCGATACGGCCACTCACGTCGCCCAAGCGGAGCCCGTCCGCTTCGAGATAGGTGACATCGCCCACCCGCTCGATCATGAGCGTTCCCGCAGCCACCGGCGCGTCAATCAGCGCGGTGACGTCGTGCAAGCCCGTCGAGCGGGATCGCCTCAACAGCCACGCCATTACAGCACCGCCTCTACACCAGGGAACACGGCAGGGAACGCGCCCGAGACCTCTGCCCGGATCGTTGCCGACATCGGCGCATCCGCCGAAGCGAAGTACAAATTTGCATAGCCGGCCGGCGTCACGCCGAGCGAACCGCCCGCCGCATACCCGACCGATGGATACCAGTCACCTCGCAGCCGAAACAGCGGCCGCATACCGACAGGGAGCCGAGGCAACGGCATGTTGTTGTTCGACGGCGGGTTAGCGATCGCGAGGTCATCCAGCACCAGCGTCAAGTCATCACGACGCCGCCGTACGAGCAGCCGCCCCGAGGTCACGTCGAGCGTGATCAGCGAGGTGACGTCACGCCAACCAGTGTCGCTCTTGCGCAGCCATGCCATTAGCCAGGCACCCCCGGATCAGTGTCAGGGAACGGATTCGCTGTCGTGAACAGGCCGTAGATGATGGTCGGGCTCGTGATCGCGGTCGAGTGCCGCACCCGGCCCGACTGGTCTACATACCCGTACCCGGTCGCCGCTGATGAGGTGAGGCGTCGCGTCCATCCCGGCCGGAACCCCGGCGGCAACGTCATGATCGTCTGGTTCGCGGGAGTGTCGTCCACGTTCTGCAAATACAGGTCGATGTTGTCGACCGAGCGCAGTAGCCGCGCCCACGTGATCGGTGACTCCGAGAGCGAGGTAACGTCACGCACGCCCGTGGTCTGCCGCCTGGTTCGTAGCCAGCCCATTGGTTACTCCATCTGGTAGTAGTCGCCCGTGGTGGCGTCGATGGCCCAAAACCCGACCGGTGCGGAACCAGTCGGCACACCGTTGGTGACCATGACGTTCGTGAGCGAGGAACCGCCCTGCCCGGCCTCGACGGTGGAGACGCGAGCTTCGAGCGGGTCAACTTTCGCCTTCAACCCGGCCGGGGTGACCGCCTTCACCGTGTTGGTGCCTGCCGTCGCTTCCGTGTTCGTCGCGAGCTGCACGCCACCCCGCGCGCTGGTGGAGGCGGCGGGGAGGCGCGCGGCGGCGAGCGTGCCCGCGGTAATGTCCTCCGCCGTATGCACATGCGAGATATCTGCTTTGCCCGCGATCAGCGCCGCATGCTCGTTCACGTCCTCAGCGGTACGGATCGCAAGATCTCTCAAATCAGCCATTGCGCGTCTCCACATAAGCGTCGTAGATCGCCTGCTGATCGATCCCGCCGCCGCCTTGTTCGAGGTCTTCGACCTTCACCCCGAGGGATTGCAGCAGCGCGGCCTGCATGAGTGTGAGCGACTCGAGCTGCTCGAAGCGTTCGATCACGTCCTGATCCATGTTCGACCCTCCTGAAATGACGCCCGCAATCCACGGCAACTCCGTCACGTGCGGCAACCAGCCGGAGGGGTTGCGCCCCGGCTGGAGCATCACGTCCGTCACCGTGACGTTGCTGCCTTCCAGCCGGAGCACCATGCGTTTGATGCGCTTAGACCCTGTGCGGAACGTGCCCTGCATGACGCCCCCTAGGTGAGTTCGACCGGAATGGTTTCGGTCGTGCCGTCCTCGTACTCGACAGTGACGAGCGCTCTGAGCGGCGGCACGTCCCCACCCGTGGTGCGGGTGTGCATCGACAGCGCATACTCACTGCGGTTGTCAGGATTGACGGTCTGCTCAATCCAGCGCGTGCCCTCACCCTCGAACCGGACGGCGTAATCGCCGGTGCCTGCACCGTCGACAATCTCGACACCAGAGCTAGCCCAGTGCGCCAGCGCGTTGTCGAACCGCCCGTTTTTGAGGAGGTTGAACGGCACAAGATCGAACGCCCGGTTGTTCGCGCCGGTCGTGAGCGCGCCCGCCTGATCGGACGAGTCCTTGCCCAACTCTCGGAGCTTGCCCGAGAGCGTGACCTTCGTTTTCCACGGCTGCACAATGTCGTGCTCGACCGACACAATGCGTTGCGATTCACGGATGCCGAGCTCGTCGTCAACGACGGTGACGGTGTCGCCCACATCGAACCGGTCAATCTCCTGCCCGGACTGGTGGGAGAGGTCGGCCACTGTGAACTTGTAGCTGTACGAGGGTTTGCAGCGGTTCGCGAGCGTGGCTTGCGACATCGACAGCATCGTGAACGGCGACGTACCGGACGCGAAATCATAGGTCGCTTCCCGCACCTCGCTCGTCCACGTGAAGTCCTCCACATACGGCACACCCGAGTTCACCGACGCGATGGTCACGCCCTCCTCGTTCCGCGCATAAATGCGCGTCACCAGGCTTGTCGTATCTACCACCCGCTGTGATTCGGTGAGGCCGCGGCCATAGAAGAACGCCACGCCCACGTCACGGCCGGAGCGCGTGACGAGCGAAACAGTCTTGCCGACGTTGTCGAACAGCAGGTCGCCGCCATGCTGCGCCTGCACCGTACGAAGCAGTTCGAGCGGGGAACAATCCTCCACTGTGTACGTCCTGCGCGTGGTGACGTTCACGGCGGCGATAGTCCAGCCCGTGCCCTCCAGGGCGAGCGCCAGCACATCCCCGGCCGTGGTCTGTAGGAACTCACGGCCGTCGATCTGACCCGCATACGCCAGGTCATAAAACAGCGCTTCGCAGTACACCGAATAGACCGGCACACGCGATTCACGGGCCGTCTCGATGCGGCGCACCTTGTAGAGGTCGCCCGCGACCGACACTTGCAGCTCGGGTGCGAGCACGCCAGCGCGGCGGTGCTTCACCGGCACAGTGAACTCGAAGTACTGTTCCCCGTTGACCTCGCTCGTCGCGACCGCCGACAGGCTGTCGATGATCGCGACCTGGTCGTTCCCAGTGCCGAGGATGATCGGCACCCGCGGATAGCGCGACGGCTGCGGAGGCTCCCAATCCGGGGCTTCCACCTGCGCCGTAAACGTCCTGGAGGCGGTGCGGCCCCACTGGTCACGCACCGTAGCGGTCACAGGGATATCGCCCGCGGCCCACTCTGCCGAGAGCGTGAGTGTGTCGTCCTGCACGTCCGCATTCAGCCCAACGACGGCAACATTCCACGACACCGGGCCGGTGTAGGTGGCGTTCAGGTCGACCGTCTCGGAGCCGCGCTGCGGCACCGTCTGAGTCGGAATCACCGCCAACGTCGGAGAGGGAGGGAGGAGTTCGACGCCCGTGAACGCGTCACCAGCGTTCAGCGAGATATCGAACCGCACGAGGCCCGTGAAGCTCGCCGGGAGAGGCCCCTCCACCCAGCTCGTGCCGTTGTTGCTCGACCGGTACACCGTGGCTGCACGAGACGGTTCACGGCCTCCCGAGTAGCTAACTTGCTGCGCGCCCGTCGAGAGGGTGTGCGACGCGACCGCCGTAACAGCTGCATCCGACACCCTGAGACGGCCCGCGGCGGCCTCGTTCGAGCCCGTCGCCCACGTACCCAGCCGGAGCCGCTCGACGAACGCACCAAAATCGAACCCCGCCGAGGGGTGGGCGATGATCAGGTCATCGAAATAACCGCCCGACCACATGCCAACCGACGGCAGGCCCGCGATATCGATAGGAGCCGTACAGGCCTTGTTCGGCGTGCCCGACAGGGAGCGCACCGGGGAGAGCCAAGCGACATGGCCCGACCACTGCACCGCCGCGAGCTGCGACGTACCCGCATCCAAATCGACCAGCTGCCCGACCCACATCCACCCGGTGTAGCCCTCGCCCCACGTCGGGGTCTCGTACTGGTCGAGAATCAGCCCACCGGCCGCGTTGTAGACCTGGTGCCGGAGCGAACCGTTCGTGTGCGACGAGAGGTACGCGAGCGGCGCGCCCTCGCCGCCACGGCTCGACATAAGCGGGTTGAACGTCATCGTGTACGACTGCGACACCCACATGCCCGTGAGGAGCTTCCCCGCCGACGGCCACAGGCCCGCGAAATGCGGGAGCGAGAGCGTGCCCTGCTCCGTGGCGGGGTTGACGAGGTTCAGGCCAAGCCGTGTGCCCCACGGCCCCGCCGACACCCCATGCTGCGACTGGCCCCAGCCGGGAACCGACCAGATATGTGTCGAGTCCACGGCATCACGCCACGTACCCTCATAGCCCTGATCGAAGCGGAGCGCAGCGACCGGGTTGAGCCCCGGCAGGTCAAGCGGCACCTCGCCAGACCAGGAGAGTCGGTCATCCCACACAGGAGCCTCCTACAAGGTTCGAGAGTTCGGTTTCACCGTCACGTTCGAGAGCGTGCCGGTCGTCGCGACGACGAGCGAATACGCGGTGTCAGGCCAGAGTTCGAGACGGTCGAGGCTGCTCATCTTCGTGACGAGCGACGCGACCTTCGACGCGCCAGACCAGCGGGCAAACTCGAACGACTCGAAGTCCAGCCGCATCGTCTGAGCCGACGTGAGCGGGCCCGTGATCGTGCACGAATAGCCACCAAGCGTCAGCGTGACCGTCTGCGTGGACGAGAGCGTGCCCTTCAACTCGATGGTCGGATAGCACGCCGTGTCGCCCGCCTCGACCGTGAACGCGAGAGCGCCAGCACCCGACCGAGAGAACGACGGATCAGCAGCCGGCCGACCGTGCGGGTCACACTCGAACGTCACCTTGCACGACATCTGATAACCGTTACCGTCATCCCACGTGAGACGCTTCCACTCAAGCTCCCCCTGACAGACCGCGTCACGGTACACCGGAGCCCCATCAAGCCCTGTCGGGTTGAGGATGCCGGGGCCGCGCTTCGGGTCAACGAACGCCGCGAACCGTGACGCACGCTCCACCGCTTCGAGCGGGGTCGAGCCCTTCACAATCACCGCCACATTGAATGTCGCGGTCGACTGCGACGAACCCGCCACAATCCACCCATCAACACCCGGCGACGACACCGTATCCAGACCCAGGCCGGAGAGTGACCGCCACTCGATGAGGTTGGCGGTCACCCCCGGCAGAGAGTCCGTCGACACGTTCTTATAGATGATCATGTCGTGGGCCCTCCGAGGTTCACGCGGCCCTGCGACCGCGAGTTCTGGTCTGCCAGCCGCCACAGCTTCGACGCCAGTTCGTCCACCCGCTCGGGAGTGTCCATGACGGCCTGGTCGATGTGCACAAGCGGGGCGTGGAAGTGGTTCTGTGCCGAGGCGGTGGCGCGCTGCACGGGGTCGCTGGCGACGGTGCCGCCGTCAGCAAACTTCCGCACATTCGCAAGCCCGAGCTGCTTGAGGAGCCGGTCTTGCGCGTCAGCGAGGATGCCAAGATTCCGCCGCTCCATGCCCCGCTTGCCGGACACGAACGCTTCCCAGCCGGTCTCAGGTTCAGCAAACTTGAGGATCGGCCGGCCGCCCGGGTAGATCCCAGTCGGCAGAGTCGCGTGTGGCGTGCCGCCGTCGGCGAATGCCTGGATGCCGAGCCGTGCCCGGTCGAGCATGCCGCCGTTCGCGTAGGCCATGATGCCGCCGTCGGCGTACATCATCTGCGGATACACGGAGACGCTGATGGACTGGCCGCCCATGCGCTGGATCGCGGCGTTAGCCGAAGACGTGTCCGCCGAGATGTTCACCGTCGCCCACGTGGAGTTGGCGTCGGACACGAACCCGTTGAGGCCCGTATAGGCCGACACGGTGTCGGCACCAAGGTTCGAGATACCCCACGTGCCGTCAGCGTCACGCTTCCACGTGATCACGGTCGAGTCAGCTTCGGCCTTTTCGGCGTCCATGTGCGACACCGACCAGGTGCCGTCAGCTTCCAGCTTCCAGGCGAGCACTTCGCCGCGCGCCTCTGCCGCGTCAGCGTCGGCGGTCGAGATAGCCACCGTCGCGTCGGTCGCTGCCTTCCATGCCGCGACTTCCTCCTCTGCCGGGGCAGACTGCGCGTGAATGGTCGCGGTCGGGTCAGACCCGGTCACGTAGTCAATCAGCGCGTCGATCTGCTCCTGTGCCTCGTCGGGGTCGGCAGACAGGTCGATACGCCAACGACCATCACTGGTTTCGGTGACGTAGAACCCGAGTTCTTCGAGCCGCTGCTTCGCCTCGTCAGTGTCGGCCTGCACGAACATCTGGTGTTCGCCCTCTTCGAGGCCGAGGAGCTGCCCAGCGATCTGCGCAAGCCCCTGCTCGGTCTCATCCAGCCCGGTGACGTTGAGGAACAGCGCCGCCTCTTCCGGCATCATCCCGAGGCTTTCGAGGAGCCCTTGCACCTGCTCGTCGGTCAGGCCGTACTCTGCGGCGAGCGATTCGAGTTCCGCCACGTAGGGCTTCATCGCTTCGAGCGACGCCGTGTACGGGTCTTCACCCATGTCCGAGGCGAGCTGAGCCGCCGCCTGAGCCGCAAGGAACATCTCGTCAGAGATGCCCATGAGGTTGTCGCGGAACGTGCTGCCCTGCTCGGTCGAGGTGTCGATGTTGCCCTGCGCGTCGATCAGCGCCGAGTTGAAATTGCCGGCGTCGTCCTTGGCCTGGTCGAATGCGTCGCCCATGTCGCGGATCGCGTCATCAAGCTTCTGTTGCTGCTCCGCAGCGGTGAGTGTGCCGCCGTTGAGGATGTCGAGCGCCTCACGGAGTGCACGAATGCGCTCAGAAGCGTCGTTAGCCGAGTTCGACGCGGTGTCGATAGCGTCAGCAAGCCGACGCTGCTCAACCGCGGCCTCACCACCCTCCTCGCGGAGCCGCTTCATCTCGTCGTTGTACTGCTCCAGCACGGCCTTCGCGGCGTCGAGTTTCTCGGACTCCTCATAGATCGCCTTCAGCGCGTCCATGTTGATGCCGTTCATCGACGAACCGAGACGGTTCACCATGGAGTCGAAGTCTTCGACCGAGCCGCCAGCGTCGGTGAAGCGGGTCTTCACGTCGTCGAGGGTGTCGCCACCCTTCGCGATTGCCTCGACCATCTCCGACTGGCTGATGCCCATCGCGGAGAGCCGGTCACCGTAGGTGGTGAGCGCGCCCGACGAGTCATGAACCTTCACTGTCCAGTTCGCTTGGCCGGCGACGAGCGAGGTGAGTTCGTCCGTGAGCTTGGACGACTCGCCCGTGACGGCCATGGTCATGTCCGCGAGCGTCCACAGGCCACCATTCAGCTCGGTAACTCGGGTGGCCCATTCGCCTGCCTGGAAGTTCTGGACGATCTGCGATTCGGTCTGCTCCGTGATCGCGGCGCTCGTCTGATCCAGCGTGCCGCGCAGGGTCTCCATCTCGGAGTTCCATTCGGCGGTCTTCTGCTCCGCGTCCGCTGATGCCATCGAGAACGCCGCAATAGCGGTCGACACTCCGAGGACAATCGCGCCCACCGGGTTCGCGAGGAACGCCGTCTTCAGGGCCGTACCGACCTTGCCGATAGCCGAGGTCGCACCCGTCGCGATAGGCGAGAGCCCCGCGAGTGCGGTGCTTAGCGGGCCTGCACCGTTGACCCGGGCGGTGCGCATCGCGTCACCCGCGTACATGGCGGTGAGGCGCATGCTGTCGAACGCGCTCCCGAGTTTCGGCAGGTGCCCCGCGAGTTCCGTGATGCCCTTCACCTGTGCCGATTGGCTGAACGCGCGCAGCGCGACCGAGCCGAGTGTGATCGCGGTAGCAGCGGCGAGCATCGGAGCGGGGATGGCAGAGATACCGTCAGCGAGCAGGCTCACGAGGGGTGAGACTGCGGAGAGGAGTTCGCCCGCGACCGACAGGCCGGAGGCGAACATTCCCGACAGGATCGTTGCCACTTCGCCCACGACGGGCACCAGCGGCTTGCCTGCGGCGAGAATATCCGCGAGGCCTGCCCGTACCTCGGGGGAGGCTGCCGCGGCCGCTGCAAGCCCGACTGCGAGGGGCTGGAGGCCACCCACGAGGCCACCGATCACCGGCACGGCTGCGAGGCCCTGCGTGGAGATCGCGGCGAGCCCGCCCGCGATGGTGGGCAGGTACGGTTCGATGAGCGCGAACGTTGATCGGAGGTCGGTCATGTCGACCTGGCGGATCGTCGACGCGAGCTTCTGGAGGTTCGAGTCGAGGACGAGCACGGACGGGGCGAGGCGGGCCGCGAGTTCATTCACCATCGGCGTGATCGCCGTCTGGACACTGCGCAGAATGTCGGCGTAGGTGTTCGTAAGAGTCACGCCCCAGCCACCGCCAGTGGGGTCGATGACTGGGGCGGAGATGAGAGCGCCGATATCGCGCATCGCGGCCTTGACGCGGTCGCGCGCACCGTCGAGGTTGTTCTTCAGCCCGGCCGCGGCACCGTCGAAGCGGGCCTGCATGCCGGACATCATGGCGTCGAGGCCCGCGAGAGCTTCCTCACCACGGAGCGGGTTGCCGAAGATGCTGTTTCGGACTTCCTGCTCAGTCTGGCCGGTCGCCTGCGCGATGAGCGCGGCCGCGTTGATACCGCGGTCGGCGAGCTGGTTGAGGTCTTCCTGGCCCAGGGTCGCGCCGGAGCGGATACGCGAGATGATCGAAACAATCTCGGTAATGTCCTGGTTGCTGCCGCCGATACCGGCAACGGCGTCCTGCACAGCCCCGAGATACGGGACGACCTTGTCGGCCTCGATACCGAAGCCGATCATCTGCTGCTGTGCCTTGATCAGAGTGTCGCGACCGAACGGGCTGGTGTTGGCGAAGGTGTTGAGCTTCGCCATCTGCGTCTCAGCGGCCGCCGTCGACCCCATCAGCGTCTTGAGCGCGACGTTCGCGTTCTGTTGCAGGTTGTTGAAGCCAGCACCGGACTTGATCGCGTTCGCGCCGAGCGCGAGCACACCCGCCCCGACCAGGTTGACGGTGTTGCCGGCCGCGGTGAGTATGCCGTCAATCGCCCGTACGGCGACGCTCGCGGAGCCGCCGAGGCCGCGGAAGTTCTGTTCGGCCTGGCTCAGGCCACGGTTGAATGCGTCCGCGCCTTCGAGACGGATCGCCGCGACAAGGTCACCAACCAGCATTAGGGGGCCTCCTTTGCCTTGTCGACCATTGCCCGCACGAGCCGGTCAGTGAGATAGACGTGCTCGACCCTGGCCATCAGCGCGCCCCAGGGGAGCGCCCGCACGGCGGGGTCGTAGATGTTGATTCCGGCCATGTGGAGGCCCACAGATACGGCGTTCCAGGCCCGGAGCACGGCCTTGACCCACGCGACCGGGTCGACACCCCCGCCGTCTTTTTTGGCGGGGGTGTCGACTTGCGCCTGGATCGCGTCTCTTAGCTCTCGGGGGTAGACCCAGCGTCCGCGTTCGTCGCGGTACGCGCCCCACTCGATAAGCTCAGATTCAGTGTTCGGGAGGCGGCGAACGCCCACTGCTCCACTGCCGCTTTTGGGTTGGTCACCGAGAGTTTCGCGAGGTCGTAGCCGCCCGCGGTGACCTGCCACATCTGCACGGCGAAGTGAATCTGCGTCACTTCTTCCGCACGCAGCTCAAGTACTGCGTCCTTGTGATCGCCCAGCACAAGGTCGATGAGTGCTTCGCCCGACTTGGTGGGGTCGACGCCGAAGTCGTCCGCGGCGACCGCCGCGACCGTGCCAAACAGGTGAAGTGCGATCTGCATGCCGTCCTGGGAGGACAGGGGCGGGAAGAGAAATTCAATCTCCCCGCCCACTGTCACGCACAGCGACCGGCCCTTTTCAGCGAGTTCAATCGCCATGCAATCCCCCTACGGTTACGCTGCGAGCGGGTTCGCGATGGGGGTTGCCTTGCCGTCTCCGGTGAGGGTGACGGTGTCCCAGCCCTTTTCCGCGTTGCCGGTGGTCTGCGGTGCGACCTGCACCGACGCGATGCCCTGGTACGCCTCCGACGCGCCGAGCGCGTCGTACCAGCGGACGTGGACGAGGTTGTCCGTGTCGGTGCCCTCCGACGCGCGCAGAAGCGTGAGGTAGTAGTCCTGGAAGTCGTTGTCCTCAGAATTGCGAATCTTGAGGACGTTGAACGTCGCGGAGAACGACTCGCCCGTCTTCTGTGTCGACGTGCCACCCTTGTGGGCCCAGGTCGACGTGTCTGCTGTGATCGGGGGCCGGGTCGGGTTGAACGCCGTGATGTCGGGTACGTTCACCCACGCCTCTTCGGTCGGCGTACCGGTGCCGTACGCCTGAATGTCGAGAATCTTTTCGTAGCTGTTCGATGCCGCGCCCACGGTGGGCTTCACATCAGCGAAGTCAGTCATCGCTTGTTCCTTTACTGAGAGTTGTGGCCGTATAGCCGGAATTTGGTGACCCACATGGCGCGACCGTTTGCGTCTTTGCCGAGGCGGGCAATCGAGGTGTGAGCGATCTGGTGGAGGTCGACACCACCGATGCGCGGGAACGGGGAGGGTGAGAGCGCGTCCGTCACCTGCGCCGCTTTCAGTTCGGCGGCCTGGTCGGTTACGGCTCGGACGAGTACCTGGAGTGACGTGTCGAACGCCACCGCATCGGGCACCGTGAGAGGGATGTTGACGACGATCTGCTCGTCAGCGGCACCCCACTCGTAGAGGTAGATCGGCCACGGCGTGCCGGGCGGGAGTGCGGGCATGAAAAAACCCACCCCGAGGTTGTGGAGATGGGTTGCGGTACCGGTGAGGATCGCCCGTTGCAGGCTCACTGCATGCCTCCTCGCATTGTGTTCGCGAGGATGGCGCGCATCGCTGCTTCCTCCTCCATCCACGGCCCTTCGAGATAGTGCCCCGTTGTGCCGGGTTCGGTACGGTTCGGGGTTTCTAGCTCGTGTTGGCGGCGGGCGTAGGGGGAGTGGAACGTGACCCCTGCCTCTAGATCGCCCTCACTGGCGTGGTGGACGACCATGCTCGCGCGCAGGTCGCCTTCGAGGCGGGGCGTGCGCGCGGTGACTGCGGGGGCGACGTGTTCGACGGCGTTGTTCAGGGCTTGCGCGGCGAGGCCGGGGATGTCCGGGTCGTGCCACTGGATGTTGACCGACATGCTGGTCTCCTATCCGAGTTTGAGCGCGACGTGGGCGGCGCGTCGTGACCCGTCGTAGCGGTCGACAGCGAGCACCCTCAAGGTGCGCTGCTCGCCGGCCGAGTTCGTCACTGTGACGCGGTCGCCCAGCCCCACATCGACGGGGTCAAGCCACACCTGCACCGTCGAAACAGCCTCCTGGCCGCCCTCGACGGTGACTTTGACGTGGTGCTCCTCCTGATAGCAGGGGAGCGCCCGTGGTTCGCCGTGGAGTGGCCCTTCCGGGGTGTCGACGGTGATGCCTTCCAGCACGGCCGTGAACAGCTTCACGCGACGCGGGAGCGGCATATCAGTTCACCACCCACCCGAGCCCGGCACCGCGCAGTACACGTACGGCGTCGCCCCAGCCACTGCCGACCGACGTGGTGTCGGTGGCGGAGAGCTGGAGCGACCCGATAGAGACAGCGCCGCCCTCGTCACCACCAGCCGTGAAGTGGTCAGCGATCAGTCGGGCTGCGGTCTCGCATGCTTCCCGTTGGCGTGAGTTGGAGGGTGCGCCATCCGAGTCGGCCACATACACGGCACCCGAGATGAGGTAGTCCACGGCACGGTTCGCCCGTGCAGCGTCGGCCTCCGTGGTGTCGCCTGTGGCGGTGATCCAGTCAGTCATCGCGCCCCCTCCTTCCTGCTATTCGCCTGCGAGGATCGCGACCTTGTCGGCCTTGAGCGCGCCCTCTGGGAACTCGATGCCGTGCTCTGCCGCGTAGGCGTCGAGCTGCGCGACGGTCAGCGAGTCGAAGCTGAGAGTCTCGTCGACCTGCTCGTCGTCGACCTCCAGCTCCGACCAGCGCGACCAGCCCACGAGGTCAAGACGGCGCTCTTCCGAGAGCACTTCCTGACCGGTGTTCTTGTTGGTGTAGATGTACGGCATTGCCGCCTCCTCGCTAGTTGTCGGCACCCTTGATGAGGGTGATCCACTCAGGGCGGATCGCGTTCAGGCCGTACAGGATGTCGGCCGACATGATCGACTTCTTGTGGATGATGTCGTACTGGCGGGTCAGGCGAATGCTGAGGCCGTTCGCGGACGCGGTAGCCGACTCGGCCGAAGCCGCCGACTCCAGCGACGTGAACGCGCCAGCGATTGCCTGCTTGTGGAACGCCACACCAACCTCAGTCGAGGGGGTGCCCTCAGTGCCGCCAGCAGCAGGCTGAACGATGTCCACGGACTCGTACACATCGAAGCCCGCGAGGCGGCCAAGGGTCGCCTCGCGCAGGCCGACAGTGTCGCCACGCTGGTCAGCACGGATCAGGAGGTCGGTTCCCTGCCAGTACGCGGCCGTGTCCGAACCGATCACGGCGGAACGGTTCGCGAGCGGCGCGCGCGCCTGCCCGAGCTGCGCCTTCGCGTCGATCAGGACACGCGGCGTCTGGTACGAGTACGGGCGGGCATCAACCGAGCCGGTGCCGACTTCCTTCGTCGCTTCAGCGATGAGCTTCGCGAGGATGTCGGCGTTCACCTGCTCCGCGAGCGCGGTGCCCGCGGGGTCGAGGAACTGCGTCTGAAGCGACGTGACGTCCTGACGGAACTCGGTGTCGGTCAGCTCGAACGACACATCCTTGATGGTGTCGAGCTTCACGCTCGTCGAGGTCTCCGCCATGTCCTGGAGTTCAATCCCAGTCTCGTGGTCGAAGTCCTTCGCGACGAACGCGCCAGGAATCTTGATATCGACGGTGTCGCCCTGGCCGTGGCCGGTCAGGTCGGTCTCGAAGTCACGCGAAATGAGGGGCGTGAAGAGGAGCTTTTCGGAGAGGGCGGCCAGCATGCCGGTCGCCATCTTCTTCATAACAATTAGGTCGTGCGCCATGAGGGTTGTCCTTTACTTATCGGCGTAGAACTTTTTCTGGAACCAGGAAATGTCGGTCTGGTCCTGCGGGGTGTGGTTGCCCTGGTGCTCGTGCGTGCCGGACGCTCCCGGGGCGGGGTTGAGCGTCAGCGAAGGGTCGTCCTGCGCTGCGGTCTTGATGAGCGACTCGACCTGGGTGGTGTAGTCGCTGGCTGTGGGGTCGAGGGCGTCGAGCTTCTGGGTGAAGCGGCGCGAGTCGAGGAGGCGGTCTGCGTCGACACCGGCCTTGGTGGCGGCGCGGAGCGCGGTGAGTTCACGCTGTGCAGCGGTCGCTTCCTGGAGGTACTTGTCGCGCTCGCCCGTGACCTGCTCAACGGTCTGCTCGATGCTCTGGCTGTCGGTGTCGTCACCGAACCCGAGGGCCTTGCCGAGCGCCTGCTTGAGCGAGTCGAGTTCGGTGCGGAGCTGCTTGTTTTCGTCGCGGCGGGCGGCGTTCTCGCGTCGCAGGTCTTTCACGTGCGACTCGGGGAACGTCTTGCCCTCCTGCTCGCCCTGCTGGGCTTCCTGCGGGGCCGGGTCGGGCGTCTGATTGGCCTGAGCCTGCGCGCCCTCCTCCTGCCCATCCGTGGGCTCCTGCGGGGCGACATCGTTCGGGGTGATCGTGGTCATCGAGACTCCTAAAGCATCGAGCTAGGTAAGTCGTGGCGGGTTGCCGCGACGAGGGGGTTTCTTGGGTGTGGATCGTTGGGTGCGGCCGATACGGTCGCCCGACCAATCGAGCTGTTCCCGCCAGGGGCGGCGGGCGATGTCGTGCTCAGCGGTCAGCGCACGGGCCTTCGCTTGCGCGTCGAGGAGGTCGCGTTTCGCCTGCATGTCGGTCGGGTCGATGACGAGGTCGCGCTTCGCTTGGCGGATGTCGCGTTCGGTCTCGCGCAGGGCGGCTTCGGCCTCGTTCAACTCGTCGGTGTCGGGCCGCTCGAACCTTGTGGTGTCAGCGCCGGGAATGTAGGCGTTCAACGTGCCGCGACAGTTCGGGTGTTGCCATCCCGCGCGACGGGCGTCTTCGAGAGTGCCCTTAGGCCGTACCGTGATCGGCCGGCCCGTGATCAGGTTCGTCGTCGACCGTGGGGAGGCGTCGCCGTCGAGCGCGACAACCTTCCCCGCCCACGGCGCGCACCGGTCACACGCTGACGACAACTCCTGAATCAGCCCATACGTGAACCCGGACTGCTGGAGTTGGGTTTTGCGGCCCTCCGTCAACGCACGCTGCGCCCCGGTACGGGTCACCATCTCCACGTAGGAACCGGCCCGCCAGGTACGTCCTGACACGTCGGTGAACGCGGGGATGCCCCACCGGTACCAATCCCTGAGCATCTCCCGTTGGAACTGGATCGTGTGCTGCTGCCCGGTCAGCTTCCGTGTGATGAGGACGGATTGCATCTTCTGGTGGATGTCCTGCGGGAACCGCAAGACCCGGTTGGTGACATCGTCCATGCGTGACGCGAGGTCGACCGCGACCGCCGTTTGCGCATACAGCCCGGCCTGGCCGAGCGGCACGCCCGCGGGGGTGTTGGGGAGGACGCTCGCGAGGACATCACGGATGCCTGCTGCGCCCTCCTCGACCGCTGTCTGTGCGACCCATTCCGCGAGGATGGGGCGCGCCTCGACCAACCGTGCGACCTCTGCCGCCGTGACCGTCCTGAGCTGGTTGATCAATCGGAGGCGGGCAACGTCGTCATCCCACACCGTCATGTCTCGTTCGAGTCGCCAGGCGAGGACTTCGAGGAGGTAGGTTTCGGTGTCGGCGTAGAGCGTCGCCATGTATGTGGCCAGCTCGTCAATCGTCTGCTGCCACATGGCCCACCCCTCAGAGGTTGGTCAGGTCAGGGCTCCCGACTTCGGTGAGGCCGTTCTCCTGCTTGATCCGCGCGACTTCGTCGTTCACGGTCTGGCTATCCCAGTCCGGGTGCACCATGCGCACCATCGTTTCGACGGACATGGCCTGTGCTGCGCGGAGCTGCGAGAGCGTGCCCGCGAGGCTGTCGAGGTCGAGTTGCGCTTCCTTCGGGAACCGAACGTCAGGCTCGGTCGTGAGCCGGGCACCGCCGAACACGAAGCTGTTCACGTCTGCGAGCGTCATGATCAGCTCGGCCAGCGCGGTGCGCCAAAACCCGATCTTCTTCGCCCGCGTCCGCACGGACATGCGTTCCTTGGCCTTGATGCCGGTCGCGGTCTCCAGTCCTTCTGCTGCGCCGAAGGTGGACTCAGCGAGCCCGGCGCGGCGAAGTATGAGCGCGGTGGTTTCAAGCATCGACTCGCGGTGCTCTTCGACACGGATCGCGAACTGTGTCGGCGTGATCAGCCCGCCCTTGTCCGACCCGGGTATTTCGAGGGTCGTGAACACTTCCCGATCCTCGTCAAACTCCGCACCACGACCGCCGCCGAGCGGCTCGACAAGCTGCTCATCCACAATCAGACGCGCACGGGCAAGGCGGATGTCGCGCATCCATGACCCGTAGATGCCGTCGAGTTGCGTGAACAGATGCTCCGCGCCCGCGAAGTCGGAGCGCCCGTATTCGCGGAGTTGGCCGGTGCGGAAGAGTCGGTTCGGTGCCTGGTTTTTCACGTAGATCGCGGTGAGCCGGTCAGTGCCCGTGTTGACCCCTGACCCGGCGTCGACGATGCGTGCGAGGTGCGCGACGGCCTCGACCTCTTCGAGCGGTACCCGCTGGCCCAGCTCGACTTGGCGGCCCTTATAGAGCGCGTATTCGATGCGGCCGGGAGTGTGCTCTTCCAACAGGCGGTAGGTGTCGCGGCGGGTTTCGTAGTCCGTCCAGAACGTGACCGAGGCGAGGCGACCGAACCGGAACACTGGCACCGCGCTAATCGGGTCGATGACCTGCGCCACCGGCCGGTCAGTCAACTGCGCATCCCACCCGACTCGCAGGTAGACGCCACCGAACGCGGACGCGACTTCTGCGCCTTCGAGGAGGGTGGCTTGCATGTGCGGCGTGTTGTAGACGTGATCCACAACTTCCTGCTGCGCTCTCCGTTCGGGGGTGTCGGTGTCGTCGCCCTTGCCCGGCACGCGGGCGGTGGGCTTGTCACCGAACAGGAGGTCGGCTGAGGCTTCGGTGATGTCCTGCGGGAGCGGCACGTGTACCGCGTGCGACGGGTAGTCGTCTTGTTCCGTCAGCTCGTCGGGGATGCCGCGCCAGAGGGTGCCGTGGTCGGCCATCTGCTCGAACCCGGGTTCGTATTCTTTAGGTGGCCATTCGCGGCGGCGACCATCGTCAGGTAGCAAGACGGTCTCCCTTCGGTAGAACAAGCCGCGACCACTTGTGGGTCGAGGTTTTGACGACGTAACGCAGGGCGTCACATGAGTGGTCGTTTTCCTTCACGGGCTTGTCTTCGCCCTTTTCGGTCGCTTTTGGATCCCACACGTATCCGGGGGCTTCACCGATCAGGCCGGTGCAGCGGTCGGCGACGAGTAGCTGTCGGTTTTTGAACAGCGACGAGACGAGCTTCAAACCTTCGGTGACGTTGTTGTCTGCCGGCCAGGTCGAGGCGCGGAGGCGTCGCATCTGTTCGCGGAAGTCGGCGGCTGCGGGGTCGGCGTAGATCAACTTCGGCAAGAGGCTCTTTTGCTGGGGTACGTGGCCACCTGCCCGCACCCACTTCGTGATCGCTTCGGCCTGCTCGACGTTTGTCATCCGCGCCGTGTCGGTCGCGCCGTCGTATCGCCATTCGTTGACGGCGATGAGTCGCCAGGCTTCGTCGAGGCGGACGAGGGCGAGGACGATGGCGGAGGTCGGGTTGGTCGAGCCTTGGTCGATGCCGACACCGATCAGCGCCTCAACCTTGGGGATATCGGCCCAGGGGATGACGTGGCCGCCCTCGGCGTAGGTGGCGGTGTCGAAGGTGTCGAAGATTGCGCCCTCGGCGGCAACCCACTCGCCGTCGATCATGCGCCGTTTGAAGACGCCTGAATAGGAACGCTTAATACGTTCGACATATTCGGGGTCGAGCGTGGGGTTGTCGTCGAGGGTGATCGTGTACCGGTGCAGGTCGAGCGCATCCGGTGAGTCGTTGCGGACGATGGAGCCGTCCTTGCGGAGCCACAGTTTGGCTTTGTCGAGCCAGTTCACCTTGAGCCAGTGGCGCGGGCCTTCGGGGTTGGCGGTGAGCCACAGCTTCGCGCCCGCCACGCTGAGGCGCGTGTAGAGCATGTTGAAAAAGCTCTCGGGGAGCACGCCTGCTTCGTCGACGTACGCGCCGGCGAGGGTGAGGCCCTGAACCTTCGTTCGGCTCGCTTCGTTATCTGCACCGAAGATGAGCACTTCGCGGCCCATCACGGTCACCGTGCCCCGGCCATGGTTGATGCGCACCCGATCCGGCCCCAACATGTCCTGCCACGGCAGAATCACGTTGTTGATGAGGGTGCGGGTGGTGCGGCCAACCATCGCGAGCGTGCCCTGCGGGCCGTTCAGCACGAAGTTCGTCCAATCCAGCAGGGTGGTGACCGTCTTCGCGGAACGCACCGACCCCTCGTACGCCTCGATCGACGTCGACGGGTGGGCGAGCGCGAGCGCGTGATTACCCGCCGGGGGCTGAATCCGCATTACCTACTCCTAGCGACGCGAGCCACTCACCGACGGCACTGTTCTCGTCACGGTCGGGCTCGAGCTTCGAGAGGAGGGCGTGCTTGTCGGCGAAGATGCCGAACACGGTCGCTGCTTCCTTCGGGCTCATGTCGAGCTCGTTCGCGTCGAGGGCGTCCTCGATGCGTTTGCGGAGTTTGTCGGCGACTCGGAGGGTTGCGCCGGTGAGGTCGGTGCGGAGCGCGGCGAGGTCGACCTGGCGGGCTTCGGTGGCTTTTCGGGTTGTTGACCGGTCAAAACTGCGGCCAGCGGCTTTGCATATGTTGGTGACGGAGCCGACGGAGACGCCGGTTTCGCGGGCGATCTGGTTGCGTTTCATGCCCTCGGCGTGGAGGCGGAGGACTTCGGCGCGGAGGGTGTCGGGGATGCGGGCCATTGTTGGTGTGCCTCGCTTCCTCCTCACGGGCTCGTGTCGGTGGGTCGGGGATGATTTGGGGGACTCTCGATGGTCGAGAGTCAGGAAGGAATCGTTATGGCGACGAAGAGGGCCAGTGAGCTGGTTT